ATAATACTGACGCATAAAAATATGGCTAGAGAAATAAACGCTTACAATCGAATAAGAGATCAAGACAACCTTAGGGAAGATTTACCTAGTAATTATTTAAGGGCAGTACAATATTTTACTTTTCTTGATTTGGTTTGTGATGGTGCTGAGATTGAAGGTTTTGCAACACCTTCAGCAAACGGCGTAGCGATTCCGACTTCACTTTTTTCGCCTCTTCAAGCTGATGTTGAAAATCAAACTCCTGAAGAAATTGAATATTTAGAATTAGCTGAACAAGATGTTTTTTTAAATGGTAGAGCAGTTAGGAATACCTCTAATAAAAAAGTAATTATAAAAACTTCTATGGCAATAAGAACAGGAAAAGAAGGTCAAGAAGTAATGGGAGGAATTGAAACCGTAAGAAGGTCTGAAACTTTAACACCAGCTATCGTCAAAAATAATAAAAATATGGAAGCTAATAAAGTAACTGGTACAGTTGCAGCAGGTCTTACCGTTGAAGATACTCCAAGCGTTATACTTGTAACTTTAAGTTGGGCGAGTTTAAGACAACTACACCCTTTTGATGGAAGTTCTCAGGGTTTAATAGTTACTGAAGGTCCGTTTGCTTCCGCAGCTAACATTCCTAATCCTGTAGAAAGTTTTGAGGCAGGTGCGGTTCATCCATTGATAAGAGTTTTTCTTAAGGGTGGTGAAATTGAAATAGGACGGCGTGAGGAGGGTTTAGCTGCAATTTCAGTCGGACCTTATGCTCGTGATTATCAAATACCAATATTAGAAAGTTATCGAGATACGTCCCAAAAGTTAATTGATAATTTTCCTTTGGAAGTTCAAGTTTTTAGAAAAGATATTGAATTTAGATCAAATGATTCATTAGGGAGAACTCCTTTCGCAAATGTAATGGCAGGGCGAGAAAGAAAAAGAATGAACGTATATGAAGAAGGCTCTAGAAGATTTACTGAATTTTCTTTTGCAAGATTGCAAAGTTTGGTTTCTACAGGCCAAGAATTTGCAAAATTTCCTAAATCTGCCTACATAGGTTTGCGTTATTGTGCAGAACAGTTTTCAAGCATCCCACAAAGGATGTATAGAATTAGAGGAATAAAAGTAAAAGTTCCTATTGGTACAAATGACGGTACAGTACCTATAGACAATGTAAATGGAAGAATACTTTATCCCACAGGCTTTTCTTTTGAAGGTTTAAATAATGATTCTAATAAAAAACGATGGACTACAGATCCAGCTTGGATTCTATATGCACTGTTAACAGAGGATTATGGTCTTCAAATAGATGAAGATAAGATTGATAAAGCATCTTTTTTTGAAGCAAGTAAACATTGTTCAACACCAATTACAGATGAAGATACTCCAAGATATTCATTTAATGGCGTAATTAATCGAAGACGCAAAGCATTAGATTTAATAAAACAGATAGCAGGTTTAATGAGGGCTACTGTTTACTATAGAAATGGCAATATAAAAATTGCTTTAGATAAACTCGAAACAACAACAAACTATTTATTTACTAATGCAAATGTAGTAGATGGCAAATTTAATTACGCGGGAATAGATAAAGATAAAAAATATACCCAAGTAAATGTTTCCTATTTCAATAATAATATTCAAGAATTGGATCAAATTTCTGTTAGTAGTAATGATTTAGACCCTGATTTTGAAACGAAATATGGCTTAAATCAAACAAACATTCAAGCTTTATATACAACTGATAGAAAACAAGCAGTAAGACTTGGAAGGTCAGTTTTATTTACAAATTTACTTGAAGGTGAAATTGTTAGTTTTGATTGTGGTCTAGAAGCTGCGGCCATGTTAGAACCTTTTCATATAATAAAAATTGCTGATAGGTTAAAAGAAAGATTTAGAGCAAGTGGAAGAGTTAAGACAGTTACAAGCGGAACAGTATTAGTACTAGATGACAGCACCAATACAACAGTTGGCGTTGTTGGCGATAATTTTTTAATTGTTGATAAAGATGGAGGGTTACAAGAAAGAACAATACAATCAGTAAGTGGTAGTACGGTGACATTATCGTCAGCATTAGATCCTTTACCTCAAGCTGGTACTATTTGGGCGACAAAAACTGGAAATATACAACATAGAAAATTTAGAGTTTCAAATATAAAACAAAGTTCAAATTTTACTTTTTCTATAACAGCGATTGCTTATGACGATACTAAATATACTTTTATTGACAGACTTGATCTTGGAAATGGTATTGGTAGAGATCCGACAACCTTATTAGATGAATTACAACCACCACCAATAATTGATATTAAAGAAGAATTAATTGTGGTAAATGGTAGGCCAACAAGTCGTATTGTTTTAGATTTTGGATATGTTGACGGAGCAGTAAAATATCAAATTAGTTATAGCCAAAGCGGAAACGGACCTTTTGTAAGTTTTCAATCTAACAACCAATTTATTATTTTAGATAATCCAGCAGGTCTTTATGAATTTGAACTTAGATCCGTTGATGCACTTGGAAATTTAAGTCCTAATGCCTCTGAACGTAATTTCACTGCTCTTGGTATTGTAAACCCTGCGGTTGGTGATGTACAAAATCTAAGGGCTGTAGAAAGCGGTAAAAATTTAATTTTAACTTTTGATCCATCTGAAGATTTTGATGTTTTAAATGGTGGCCTAGTAAGAGTTAAATTTATACCAAATACAACTGGTGGTGGTTTATATGAGAATGCAGCCTTTGTTAAAGATGTTGATGGAAGTTCAACTGAAATACCTATATTTGATTATGAAAATGGTGAATATCTTTTAAAATTTGTTGATGTTAATGGTAATGAATCTGTTAATGCAACACAAGTTGTTGTTAATAGGGTTGTATCTACAGATAGATTATTAGCTCTAGCGATAAGAGAGGACCCAGCTTTTGCTGGTACGTCTGATGCTGGAACCGTGAACATGGTTAAAGATAATTCACTTAATGCTTTAATTCTTACAAGCGGTAATAACTTTGATGCGTTAACTAATGTAGATAATCTAACAACTGCTACAGAAACTTTCGCAACTTTAGATGATGTCTCTGGTGGTATAGCAGATAGTGGTACTTATGTTTTTGACGCAAATGATATAGATTTTGGTGAGGCAATTAGATTTACTGTTGAACCCCATATAGTTAAATCTGGTTTTACCTCAGCAACTTTATGGGATGATTATACCGATCTAATGGATACATGGCCAATAACCAATTTCACTGGTTCTGGTGATCCTACAGATAGTGCAGATGTGACATTTAAAATTGCCAAAAGTCAAACAGCAACAGCAAGCACAAGTTTTGAAACTTTCACAACAACAGATATAACCGCAAGAACGATATCTTTCAAAATTGATGTTGTTAATGATAGTGGCTATAAAAATGTCAAGATTACAGAACTAGGAGTCAATATATTTGTTGAACCAAGAACAGAGAGAAGTATTGATAATTCAAGTGCGACAAATGGTATTTTGACAAGTTCAAGCACTGGACCAACCACAGTGACTTTCGCTACGCCATTTTTCGCAGGGTCAGCTAATGTTGGTGGTAGCACCACAGCTTTCAAACCAGTTATAGGATTAAATGTAAATAATATGCAAGACAATGATTTCTATACAATTGACAGCGTTACTTCTTCAGGATTTGTAGTAAGTATTAAAAATGATCCTACATTATTTGGATCAGCAGGTGATTTTGTCGCAAGAGAATTTACATATAGTGCTTTCGGATATGGTTCGGGCTAGTATAATAGGAAAAACATAAAATAAAATGGCAAAACCAGCAGATTATGTAGTTGATAATGATACAGGAGCTAATGTCCGTACTGATTTAAATAATCTTTTTGAAGCAATACGGCAAAATAATGGCTACGGAAGTGAGCCAACTGTTAAATACAATTATATGTGGTATGCGAACACATCATCTAGTCGCATGGCCTTCTACAAAGCGAATGCAACTGATAGAGTTGAATTTATAAGTTTGACTGATGGTAGTTTCTTAGGTCCTGATGGTTCAGCGTCAAATCCATCTTATACTTTTACAAACTCAGCTAGTACTGGTTTTTATAGAAGTGCATCTAACCAAATAGGTGTATCTAATAACTCAGTAAATACAGCATTATTTAAAACAACTGGAACGGAAATAAAAGGCAAACTTGAAGTCGCACCAGCTTCAGGTGATGCAGATTTTGATATTAAAACGTCTGGAAACTCAAATGACTCTGCCATTAATCTTATTGCTGATACAACCCACACTACTGGCGGTTTGATATTAACCAGAAAACAATCAGCAAACGGTAATTCAGAAATATTACATAAAGGTACAGGTGATCTTGTTCTTGATACTGATGACAAAGGTGAAATAAGATTTAAAACAGACAGTACTGAAAGATGGCATATAAGCGGAGATAATAATGATACAACTGGAACAACCACCCTTGATACTAGAGGTTCATTAGTTTCCCATGGTAGAACAGCAGGAAGCTATCTTACTACGGCTGGTGCTTCATTTTTCTCTAGAGATACTATATTTGAGGGTCTTAGTTTAGTAAAAAGCGGTCCAAGCCCAGTTTGGGGAACAGTTTTACATATTAATAGACTTGCTTCTGCTGGTTTGCCTGATAGTGGAAGTACAGGTCGTTTAATTGAATTTCATTATGATAGTGGTGGTGTAGGTACAATAACTACTAACGGAAGTGCAACAGCTTACAATGTTGGTTCTGATTATAGATTAAAAGATAACATTGTTGATTTAACAGATGGTATAACAAGATTAAAAACTTTAAAAACTTACAGATTTAGTTATAAAAATAACAGTGCCTTAACAGTTGATGGTTTTCTTGCTCATGAAGTAACAGCAGTCCCAGAAGCTGTAACAGGTGTGAAAGATGAAGTTGATAGTAAGGGCGATCCTATTTATCAACAAATAGATCAATCAAAATTAGTTCCTTTACTTGTAGCTTCATTACAAGAAGCAATTGCTAAAATAGAAACATTAGAAACTAAAGTCGCTGCATTGGAGGCTGGTTAATGGCTATTATTGCTGGAGTTAAAGATTTTGATGTTGCTAGACGTAGTGATTTTCCTTTAACACTTACATTTAAGGATGGTAATAGTTCTGCCATAAATTTAACAGGCTATACCGTAGACGCAGAGGTTTATAGTATTACATCTGATGGTTTTAGAGACACAAAATATGCTGATTGGTCTATCACTTATACAAATAGAGGTGGTGGTGTTGTAGATATAACTTTGACTGATACACAAACAGCAGCTTTTAATAAACATGAATTAAAATACGATGTGCAATTAACTCAACCAGATGGACAGAAATTTCAATATTTACGAGGTACACTATATATAAATGAGGGTTATTCAGAATGAGTACACCTAACAAGGTTGAAGTCAGTCAAGTCAGTGAAGTTACAACTGTTGAAATAACAACAGCAGGGCCTCAAGGACCCTCGTCTGTTATAGACTCAAGTAGTGCAGTTGATGATTCTATAGTGTATTATCACCAATCTAGTGGTACATTTAAAGCAGATGCAACAACTACTAAACTTACTCTCGTAGATGGAGGAA